ACTGAGTTAAGAACCATTGATTGGAGAAAAATTCTTAAACCTACTGGATTAAAGAAAATGAAAGAATACATTGCTTCTCCTCCACGTTCAGGTGAGGTATTTTCTAAACTAGGTTTAAAATGCCCCATTAACACAAAAGCAGCTATCTACTACAACGATATTTTAAAGTTTAGAGGTTTAGATAAAAAATATCCTACATTTCAGATAGGTGATAAAATGTTTATTGCTTACTTAAAAGATAATCCTTATAGAATTGATGTAGTAGGTTTTAATGGCTATAATGATCCTCCAGAACTAATGGAGTTCATAGAAAAATATATTGATAGAGATGGCTTATTTGATTCAGTTTTGAAAAACAAACTAGAGTCATTATATTCAGATTTAGGATGGGGTGCTGTAGTACTTAATCACAATATTAATAAATTCTTTAAATTTGGATAATTAAAATTTTATTCGTATATTATAGACATGATAGATAAAAAACTACTTTCCTCTATTATTGATAAATACTATTTCAAAGGTATGTAGAGGTATTTTTTCTCAAACTAATGGATTTATATGGAAGTATAAATAAAAATCTCTATATGTATAATAAAGTATAAAATGACACAAGAACAATTACGTATGCAAATGTTGGCTGGTATAATTACAGAAAATCAATATAAACAACTTTTAGAAGATATAGAAATTGTAAATCGTATTTTAGATAAAATATCCTCTAAAGGAATAGATAGTTTATCCCCATATGAAAAAGAATATCTAGATGCATATGCCCAAGAAAAAGAATTACCTCCTGTTGAATTTTTAGATAACGGAACATTGAGGGATGCTTTTTTTGTTAGTGGAGATGAAGATCTTGAAGTAGATAAAGACATATTTACTGATTATGTTCTTACCCATAAAGATAAAATTAAAAAATTATGGAACAGTAGTGGGGGAAATTGGGATCAAGACCAAATAACCGACGATAATTTAAAACAAGCAGCAGATCTTTTTTATCAACAATATCCAAAACGTTATGATGGATTTTTTGATGACTTTGCTAAACCAGAATTACAATTCATGTATTGGAATTCACCAAGAGAAAATTTTGCTCAAAATATACTCATACTTTTTGATGAAAATATAGAAAATATATGGTTAAATATATTTTTAGATGATTTAAACAACGTTATAAATTCTTAAAATTTTAAATATATATAATAAATAAGTTATGATTAATAAAGCAGATTTGGTTTCGATTATTTCCAAGTATCATCTTAATGGCATGAATGAGGCTGTTAAATGGGATATTAAAGACAATAAACTAACAATTAAATTTACAGCTCCTGATAGATCTATGATTGGAGTTGTTACTTGTGATGACTTTGAATTAGAAGACTCATCAATTGCTATTAGTAACACTTCTCAATTAAATAAACTACTTGGTATTACAAATGGTTATTTGGAGCTAAGTTATGTTAAACAACATAAATTAATTAGTAAGTTAATTATAGCAGATAATCAGTTTACTCTTAACTATGCTTTAGCTGATACTATGATTATTCCTAAAGCTGGAGAGTATGTTGGAGATGGGCAATACAACATTGAAGCCTCATTAGATAATGAAAGTATAAACGCTATAGTTAAAGCGAAATCAGCACTCGCAGATACTGATACAGTTGTATTTCAACCGGTTTTAAACGCTGCTACATTAGAACCACAATTAGAAATGCTGTTTGGTGGTAATATTGAATATTCAAATAAAGTATCATTTTACTTATCAAACATTGAAACTAATGATTTGCCTCCTATGTTTAAAGTTAATTACAATTCTAATCTAATTAAAGAAATTATGTATTGTAATAAGGATGTGGCTAATTGTACTATGGGAATTAATTTAGGAGGTGTTATGAGACTTGTTTTTGATAATGGAAATATTAAAAGTGAGTATTATGTAATTGCTAAAGAATCTTAATATGAATATTCCATTAATTGCTATTAAAGATGAGTTGTATCATATTGTTAGACTAATTCCTGAACATACAGGTATTGATACTAACTTATTTAAAGGTTATACAAATACAACTAATGTGTTTAGAAAAGATGGAATGTTTTGGTTTGTTAGATTAATAGAAGAAGCAGAAGTAGTTGAGGAAAGTTTGGAACAATAAAGAAAAAATGTTATATTAATGTTATGAGTACTGAAAAAGAATACACCCGTTTTATTAATGATCCTGTTATGGAACCTTATTTCATTTCAATGGATGACAACTGTATGACTGTTAATATTAAAGTCACACCGGACACTCGCTATAGTGATTCAGGCAAAGACTATAATAAAATTGTAGGCCATTATAGTAATTTAGGTAGCGCTTTAAGGTCAATCGCTAAAGATAAAGTAAACAGTAAATCATATGACTCACTTCAAGAATATATTGATGAGTATAATGATGTAATTAATTCATTCACACAAAAATTTAATTTTTAATATGTTAGAAGCAATTTATAATTCAGTTATTGTTAAACCAGTTGAGTCCGAAGAGACATCATATGGAGGTATTATTGTCCCTGATTTGGGAAATGAAAAAAATAAACTAGGAGAAGTAGTAGCTGTAGGAAAAGGTTACTATTCAGCCACAGGAACTTTTATTCCTACTATGCTTAGTGTTGGAGACACAGTTGTGTTACCTACAATGGGTTTTAGTAAAATGGAATATGAAGGTCAAGAGTATTGGTTGGGTCCTGAAAATCAAATTTTAGCAAAAGTAAATAAAGACTAATATGAGCAAAGTTATAGAATTCGGTCCCGAAGCGAGGGAAAAAATGATTAATGGTATTGATAAACTAGCTGACGCTGTCACTGCTACTTTAGGTCCTAATGGACGTAATGTAGTAATTGCAAACGGAGGTATTCCTCAATCAACTAAGGATGGTGTTACAGTAGCAAAATCAATTACATTAGAAGATCCAATTGAAGAATTGGGTGTACAATTAGTTAAACAAGCTGCTATCAAAACTGCTGACAATGCAGGTGATGGTACTACTACTTCAACTTTATTGGCTCGTGAAATGGCTAAACAAGGTCTTAAGTATCTTAACCATGGTGAAAATGCTGTTGAGATCAAACGTAGTATTGATAAAGCAGTTAAGGAAGTAATTGAACATCTTCGAATGGAAATTAAAGAAGACATTTCAAATGAAGAACAACTTAAACAAATTGCTACTATTTCAGCAAACAATGATCCTGAAGTAGGTGAATTGATTGCTACTGCAATGCAAAAAGTAGGTCGTGAGGGTGTTGTGTTTATTGAAGAGTCTAAAAATGGTGAAACATATCTTGAAACAGTAGAAGGTATGCAGTTTGACAGAGGTTACAAATCACCTTATTTTGTAACTGATAACAATTCAATGACCACTACTTTGCAAGACGCTTTGATTTTGATTGCTGATAAGAAATTTAATCAAGTAAAAGAATTGTTGCCTATTCTAGAAGCTGTATCTAACCAAAATAAACCATTGGTTATTATTGCTGAGGATGTTGATGGTGAGGCTTTAGCTACTTTGATTGTAAACAAAGCAAGAGGTATTTTGAAAGTAGTAGCTGTTAAAGCTCCTGATTTTGGAGATCGTCGTAAATTGATCCTTGAAGATATTGCTATCATGACTGGTGGTCAGGTGTTTAGTACTGAAAAAGGAATGAAACTTGATAAGTTTAGTTGGGATTGGTTTGGTCAAGCACGTGTTGTGACAGTAGGTAAAGATGAAACTACTATTGTAGATGGTAAAGGTGATGAAGAAAAAATTACAGCTCGTATTGAAGAACTTCAGGCTCAAATCGATAAGTCAACTTCACCGTATGAAAAAGAAAAATTGCAAGAACGTTTAGCTAAATTTATTGGTGGTGTAGCTGTTGTTCATGTAGGTGGATTTACTGAAGCTGAAATGAAGGAAAAGAAAGATAGAGTAGATGATGCTTTACAAGCTACTAAAGCCGCTCTTGAAGAAGGTATTGTACCTGGTGGTGGAATGGCTTTGTTACATGCTCGTAATGGTATTAGTGATTTTAATAGTATTGGTGGTAGAATTGTTTATAATGTTTGTGCTGAACCATTTAAGAAAATCTTATCTAATGCTGGTTATGAATTAGAAGACATCTATAATGCATTATCAGGAGCAACTGGAGGTGATTATTGGTGGGGTTTCAATTTAATGGAAGAGGATTTTGATGATATGAGAACACTTGGTATTATTGATCCTGCTAAAGTAACTCGCACAGCACTTGAAAATGCGGCTTCAGTAGCAGGTACTATTCTATTAACAGAAGCAGTTGTAGTTGATAAACCAGAGGAAAAGAAAGGTGATGATGGGTTTGGTAATATGATGGGAATGATGTAAATTTAGTGAAATGCAAGACGCAGTATCATTAATTGGAAAACTTATTGACATTGATGGTCAATTATTAACTATTAAGACACTATATTTTGTTCTGGGTACTGATAGGATTTATGTGGGTATGGCAACAGCAAACCATACCTACATAAACTATCCTATTGATAAACTAATTCCTTATCTTCAAGATCAAATAAAGTTATGAGCAAAACAGAAATACAAGAAAAATTAATCGAGATTGCTATTCGTAAAGCTCCTGGTGATAATTGGAAAGTGAATGGTGTTGATAAAATCCAATCCTCCATAACAGATGCTCTAGAGGCATGGTTTCAGATGGCAACTGTTAAACCTAAAGCATTTAGATTAGATTTAGCTCAAGGTAAACTTTATGCTATTGTGAGTAGTGAAGTAGAAATTCAAGAACCAAAACCTAAAAAATATTCAATATACGGAGATTATACTTTTTAATCTTGTTAACACTTTTGACAAACGAGGCTTTTTTAGCATATATATAATAAAACAATAAGTTATGAAAAGAGAACACACACTATGGAATGAAATCTATAGACCAAATAAGTTAGAAAACTTTGTAGGTAATGAACAAATTAAACAAACTATAGCTAAATTTTTAAATCAAAATGATATTGTTAATATGGTCTTTTATGGTCCCGCAGGCTGTGGTAAAACTACTCTTGCTAAACTTATTGTTAATAATCTCAATTGCGATTATCTCTTTCTTAACGCTTCCGATGAGCGTGGTATTGATACTATTAGGGATAAGGTCCAGGGTTTCTCGTCTGTGGCATCATTTAAACCTCTTAAAATTGTTATCTTGGATGAAGCAGATTTTCTCACAATCCAAGCACAAGCATCATTAAGAAACATTATTGAGACATTTGCTCGTACTACAAGATTTATTTTAACTTGTAATTATGTTGAGCGTATTATTGACCCACTTCAATCACGTTGCCAGGTATTAAAAATTGTACCTCCATCTAAACAAGAAATTGCCTATCATATTATAGATATTCTTAAAAAAGAGAATGTTGGAATAGGTACTGATGACTTGAAATTAGTTGTTAATCAATTTTATCCTGACCTACGTAAAATGCTTAATACACTCCAAATGGGAGTAACAGGTGATGAGATAGTTGTTGATAAAAGTATATTAGTGTCTAGTAATTACAAAAATCAAATACTCATGGAATTATGCAAACCAAGTACTAAATCGTTTAATAACATTAGACAGATTATAGCAGATTCAGGTGCTAATGATTATGAGGATTTATTTAGATTTTTATTTGACACAGTAGAAAAATATGCTCCTATGGATATAGGTTCAGTTATCATTTATATTGAAGAGTATCAGTATCACTCTAATTTTAGAATTGATAAAGAGATCAACATTTGCGCTTTGATTTCTAGAATCTTATTATTAATTTCAAATAAGAAAGTTATATGAGAAAATTTATCCTATTTTTCATAATGTGGGTAGCGGGCAATTTGTCTATTCCATTTTGGGCTGTAGGGCATATTCATTTAACAATGAATGTGTATGAAGATATACATGAAATTATAGCATCATTTGGTATGAATTTATTAGTGGCTGCTGGATTTTATTTAGAATGGAAAAAACATAAAGAAAATGAAAAATAATCAAATGAACATTAACCTTGATTTGTCTAAGACAACATCAGTAGAAACACCTTCAGGTGGTAAAATTTGGAGTCAAGGAGTTATCCTTCGTAAAGTATCTCGTTTTGTAGTAGGTGCTGATGAAGATGCTCTTATTCCTATTCCTGTATTTTATGATGTAGAGACTGGAGAGATTTTGCTTGAAACTTTACCTAAGGAATTGAGAAAAGAATACGGCGGTGACGATATTTGATTGGCTAAAAGAAATCACAACCAATAAAACACCTTGGTCATCTTTTACAGAAGATCAGCAAGAGTCATTTAACTCTTACATGGTTCATAGATTTGTAAGTATGTATGAAGGATACACTGAGGTTGCAAATTTTGGCCAAAGAATACCCTACCCTGAAAAAGAAAAAACTTATAAATACTATTGTTCTATGTTACCTAAAAAGAATGTCTTCCTTAAATACATCAAATCTTCTAAAAAGAAGCCTAGTAACTCATTGCTGCAACATGTAGCTGATTTTTACACTATATCATTAGGTGAGGCTGAAGATTATTTATACATTCTTAAAAAAGAAGGAGTAGAATTCATTCTTGAAAAATCAGGTATTGATGCTAAAGAAATTAAAAAGTTATTAAAAGAAATTCAATGACAAAAAATAGTGAAATCTACGGAAACAGATTTGAATCTGTAGAAACAAGAACAGTTTTGAAAACAGACTCTATTGTAGACTCAATTATTGATGAGCATATCAAAAGAGCTGAAATGGGCAAAAACAAATATAATAATACTTTAGACAGAACTGATTTGTCTGTGTTAGATTATTTGCAACATGCTAAAGAAGAAGCAATGGACTTAGCTCTCTATCTAGAGAAAACAATCCAGATGCTTAAAGGTAAAAAATAAGTTTTGGGAAGAAAGAAAAAAATACCTGCAATTGTAAAACAGATCAAAAAACATACTCTAAGGGAAATGAATTATGCTTTTGAAAAAGCAATTTCCTATAGTCAAATGTCTATGTTTTTGTCTTGTCCTCGCAAGTGGTCTTTACAGTATAGAGACGGTTATTACACATCTGAACAGTCTATTCATATGACATTTGGAACTGCGGTTCATGAGGCGTTACAACACTATATAACAACTATATATGACATTAGTGGTGCTGAAGCGGACCGAATCAATTTAGAAGAGTATTTTGAGGAACGTTTTAGAGAAACATATCTAAAAGATTATAACTCAAATAAAAAAGTACACTTTTCAGATCCAGCCGAAATGAGAGAGTTTTATGATGATGGTTTATCTATTCTTAACTTTGTAAAGAAAAAACGAGCTGGGTATTTTGGAAAACGAGGATGGTTTTTAGTAGGCTGTGAAGTACCTCTATTACTTAATCCTCACCCTGAATTTAAAAATATTTTATATAAGGGCTACTTGGATGTTGTTTTGTATCATGAACCAACTAACACTTTTAAAATTTTAGATATTAAAACATCTAGAAACGGTTGGGATGAAAAAACTAAAAAAGATGAAACTAAACAACTCCAGTTAGTCCTTTATAAAAAGTTTTATAGTCAACAATTTGGGGTACCTGAAAATAATATTGAAATAGAATTCTTTATTGTTAAAAGAAAAGTATGGGAAGAATCACCATTCCCTATTTCTAGAATACAAGAATATACTCCTGCTAGTGGAAAAATTAAAATGAGTAAAGCTACTAACACTATTAACTCATTTATAGAAGAAGTATTTAATCATGATGGTTCTCATAAAGATAAAGTATTTGAACCAAATGCTAACAAATGGAATTGTACTTTTTGTCCTTTTAAAGATAAAAAAGAACTTTGTCCAAGTGGTATATCTTAAGAGAATCCACATATATTTATATACAGTAATAAAAAATAAAAGCTATGACAAATAAAAAGGATATGACATTAACCTCTGTAAAAGTACAGAGTGAGTTATTCGAGAGTTTTAAAATTGCTTGTGTTAAGTACAAATTTTCTTTACAAAAACTTGCTGACCGCACTATTCATTTGTATCTTACAGATGAAGATTTTAGAAAAAAAGTTCACAACCACAACAATTTAGATACTAAAGATTAAAAAAACATGAATTCAAGTTTTGCTTACTTACCTCCTGGTAAGAGGAAGAAAATTATGCTTATCTGTGATGACATTAGAGTCCATTCAGGTGTAGCTACAGTTGCTAGAGAAATAGTTATCCATACAGCTCAACATTTTAATTGGGTCAATATTGGAGGTTCTATTACTCATCCTGAAGCAGGTAAACGTTTAGATTTATCTCAATCAACAAATGAAGTTACTGGTTTAACTGACTCATCAGTAATAATGTATCCAACAAATGAGTATGGTAATCCTGATTTATTAAGACAATTAATAAAACTAGAAAACCCAGACGCTATTATGTTGATTACTGATCCACGTTACTTTGTTTGGTTGTTTACTATGGAGAATGAAATTCGTAGAAACATTCCTATCACTTATTTAAACATTTGGGATGACTACCCAGCACCACTTTATAATTTACCTTATTATGAGGCTTGTGATTTGTTAATGGGTATTTCAAAACAAACAGTTAATATTAATAAATTAGTATTAGGTGATAAAGCAAGTAAAAAAATTATTAAATATGTTCCTCATGGTTTGAACCATGAAGTATTTAAACCATTAGATAAAGAAGATTCTAAGTTATTAGATTTTAAAAAACATTTATTTAAAGGCAAAGAATATAATTTTTCAATGTTATTTAACTCTAGAAATATTAGACGTAAACAAATTCCTGATACAATGTTAGCTTATAGGCACTTTATTGATCAATTGCCTATTGAAGAAGCTAAAAAATGTGTTTTGGTTCTTCATACAGAACGAGTAAGTGATCATGGTACTGATTTAGAAGCTGTTATTGAGTTACTTTTAAATGGAGAACAATATAATGTTATCTTTACAGATGCTAG